GGCATTGATGAGGGTGAGATAATGGAAAAGAAAAAACAGGTTGTCTTCAGAAGAATCAGAGGTCGCATTGTTCCCATTAAGTTGTCAAAAGCTCAAAGAGCTCGACTCAATGAGGGTTCTGCCGGAGCTGGAATAATGGCTGGTGGAGCTGCGGTTGGTATTGGTGCAGGAGCATCTATAACCAAAGCTGAAAGCTTCCTAAATCGAAAGTCTGCCAGAAATGTTAGAGCTTCAAAGCTTTTCAAATCATACAAAGCAAATCACAGACAGATGTCTCTCTTTGGTCATAGTAAAACTACAAAGGCCAATCTCCTTCTTAATAAATCGAGAAAGAAAGTCAGACTTGGTAAATCATTGGTTCCTCCTGTTAAGAAATTCGGCAAAGGTGCTGCAGCTTTCTTGGTTGGTTATGGAGCTTCCAAGGTGGTGAGAGCTACTCATGGAAACAAAAATGAGACTGTCGATGCGGTAGTGGGGGCTACTGTTGGTACTGCTGCCTATAATCCTAGAGGGACTTCAGAATTTCTTTACAAGGTGGGTGGCAATCCTAAGAAAACAGGTAAAGCCGCATGGAGAACAGCCAAAGCAATCATAAGGTTAAAAACTAAAATCAAACTATGAGCTTTTTCGAGAATAATAAAGTGGAGACTCTTGCACAGTCTCAAGCCGAGGAAGTGCAGGAGCTCAATAAACGAGAAGTAAAAAAGATGATGGTTCTATATAAGAGAGTCCGTCTTGAACTTATTGATCGTCTCAATTCAATGCCAAAGGGAACTTTCACAGCTCAGAGAATGAGATCGTCTTTAATTCAAATTGATGCTGCTTTGCTGGAAATGCAGAGAGTTCTCGGAAAAGGTATTCAAGAAAGCTCCATGATTCTTGGTGAGAGATCATCTGAGGATCTAATCAAAGAGCTCAACACTTTTGACAAAGAGTTCACTGGAGCTGTTACCCCACTCAATCTGGATTCAGCAGTGGTTGCCTCTAAGACTTCCAACTTCCTCTTTGAGAGACACCAGTCGAGTCTCACAGCTTACAGCAAAGCTTTAAGACAGGACTTTGCCATGGAGCTCTCAGAAGCTGTTTTAATTGGTAAATCTAATTATGAAGTAGTGGGAGAGTTGGCTCAAAAGTTTAAAGGTGAACAGTGGAAGCTGGAAAGAATAGCCAGAACAGAGCTCCACAATGTCTACAACATAGCAAAAATGGAAAATATGAAAGAGGTCAGGGATTCTGGAGATATGCCGGATCTGATGAAAACTCTCTTTCATCCAATGGATTTAAGAACTGCCAAAGATTCAAAGAAGCTTAATCGAGAGAATCCAAAGATTCCTATTGATAAGCCTTTTAAATTTAAGTGGGGAGATCAGGAGAGGGTATTTATGGCCCCACCAGATAGGCCAAACGATAGAGCTATCTTGCTTCCCTACCGCAAGGACTGGAAATAAATCGGCATGAGTCGATATGTAGAAACTAACAACTAACGGGAGGAGACTCGTATGTCAGGAACAAACGATGACGACAAAAATAAGAACGATGCTGGCGCTGGCGCTGGTGGCGAAGGTGGAGCTGCTGATAAAGGTGGTGAAGCTGGAGGAGATAAAGGTGGAGAACTTAATCCGAATCCAAACCCTAACCCTGGTGGCGACGGTGGAGAAGGAACTGAGTTTGATTATACCGATCCTGTAAAGGTCGAGAAAGAACTCAAAAAACTCCGCAAGGAAAATGCCTCCCGTAGAGTATCTGGCAAGGACGCTAACGAGAAGTTAGCTGCAATGGAAGAGACTCAAAGAAAGTTAAAGATCGCTTTGGGAATTGAAGAAGAAGAAGATCCAGCCGAACAAGTGGAAACTCTTAGATCTCAAAATGAAGCTTTACAAATGGAAATACAGCTCAACTCGATTGCGAGTGATTTGGAAATTCCTGCAAAGAATCAAAAATACTTTAAGTTTTTGATTCACGAAAAACTGAGTGAAATGGAAGAAGGCGAGGAGCTTTCCGACGATGATCTTGAAGAAATCGCGCAGGAAGTAAAGGGAATGGGTGGCGCAGCTCCTGGTTCAACTGGTGTGAACAGTGGCGGTCAAGGTGGTGGCGGTAAAGCCCCAGCTAAAGGTGGAGATATGACTGTGGAACAGTTTGCTAAAATGTCTCTGACTGAAAAATCATCCCTCTACACAAAGAATCCAAAAGAGTATGAGCGATTATTTTCATCAGCAAAAGAAAAAGGATTAGTTTAACTAAGGAGAATTAAATGAGTGCAACTCAAGCAAGTGATGTGGCCTTCGTGCCAAAGGTGTGGTCCGACCATATTAATGCCTATTATGACAGAAAAATGGGATTAGGTTCGTTGGCCGTTATGGATAAAACTCTTCAATCAGAGCCAGGGGAAACTGCAAACTTTCCTTATTTCAAGACTATCGGTGCAGCTCAAGAGCCTGCAGAAGATGAAGGTCTGGAAGTCGAAGCTCTCCAAGACGATGCGTTCAGCGTAACCGTCAAAGAGATCGGGAAAGCTGTTGGTTGGAAAGACAAATCAAGACGCAAGTCTTCAGCGAACAAAAAGGGAATCAGACCTAATGGTATTCAAGAAGGTGAAGCTCAACGTCAAATCTCGCGTGTATTCGCTGAGAAAGTTGATGCTGATATTATTACAGAGATTAATAGTGTCGGAAATTACTCCGCTGGTTATGTGGCTACTTCTTCAACTCACACTTGTACTGTGCAGAAGATTTTACAGTCTAAGATTACCGCTTTCGGTGACAAGCAAAGTGATGCCTTGGCAATCGCAATGCATTCTCAGGATTTCTTATCCATGATGACGGACACTACTACTGGCTTTCTAAAAGCTGATGCTAATGATCCTTTTTATGGTCGTCCTGGTTTCGAGGGTCGTTTACTTGGAATGGCGTTGTTCACTTTGGACACTATGCCTTCGGTCACTATTGATTCGACTGCAGCCCATTACCATTTCATATTCAAAGCCAACCCTTTTGGGATTTATATGGCTGAAGATATGGACCCAGAAATGGATCGTGACATTCTCCATCGTGAGACAATCTTGGCAGCCACTATGTGGTACGGAGTGCTTGCACTTCATGGCAAGGTAGCAACCGATGATAAGAGAATTGCTCGTGGAGCTTTCTGCGTATCAGCTTAATTTGAGTGGGGGCTCACAAGCTCCCTCTCTTCGCTTTTTTGTTTAATATTTAGATAGGAGATTTTATGTCTTTAAGTAATGAAAGCAATCCGCAGGTTGCTGTAATCCCTTTAGGTTCTCTGGCAACAGATGACGTTCAGGTTCCTGCAATTCACTTCCGAAAGGCAGTGAAAATTTTAAGTGTGAAGCTTGTCAATGGTGCTGCCATTACTGCTTCTGATACTAACTTTGTTCAAGTTGGCCTTCAGCACGTTGGCGGCAACGTCATAGCTGAGATTGACACTCGTGCAGCCCATGAAAATGCGCTTGTTAAGAATGTTGGTAAGGCTTTAAACTTGAGCGCGGTTCAGGATGATGTTGCTGCTGGGTCTAACCTAGAAGTGGATTATCAAGAAGGTGGAACTATTGCCCTTACGAGCGCAGTTCTATTAATCGAATACTTTAACAAGTAATCCAAAGCGGGGTTAATTCCCCGCTTTTTAAAATGGGAGGTTCCTATGGGAGCAACAATGTCGAGAAGACGAATGAAAGATAAGAAGAATAAAAAAGCAAAGACTATGAAAAAAGTCGCTGCTGAAGTAACAAAACCAACGAAGAAGAAGACCAGTAAAAAGGCTCCTGCTTCAAAGAAGAAAACAACCAAGAAGGCTGCTACTTCTAAAAAGAAAACCACTAAGAAAGTCAGTGGGGTTCCTCCGAAAGAAGAAACCAAAACGACTGAGTACAAATAAGCCTTAAGGGGGAATGATGGCTTTTTCTGAAACAGAAAAGGTGAAGATCCTAAGATATATAGGATGGCCGCCAACAACAATAGTTAGCACTTCCCTTGATTATTCCAAGATTGTATCTGATCGCCTTACAAACGCCAGCACTCCCACACAGGGAATCGTGAGAGAACTGTTGGACCGAATTGAGAACCTTGACGAGAAACTCGACAAGGCTATCTGCAGGGCGGGTGTGAAGCAAATTGATGACATCACTTTAAGAGATAATGAGATCGACATTCTCAGGAAGGAACGTCGAAAGATTTTCCGAGAAATCGCTCTGCTTGTTAATATTAAAATGATGGGTAGTGGAATGATGGGAGCTGTCTGCGTATGAGTGGAATAGTTGATGATCTAAAAGGTTGCTCTGACGATATTCTTGGAATCCGAGATGACATTGGTGCAGCTAAACAGAAGGTCTTTTTTGTAGAACGTCGTTGGTCTGGCACAGAGCTGGGTGATGGATCTTATCAAGACAAGCCAAAGGATCGGATGCTTCCTTCCCCACGAGTCGTGGAGTTCAAACATCAGCTTGGCATCAGAGAGGGTGGAGCCGTTAAGCAAGGGGATATTCTCTTGAAGATGGTTTCTAAAAACATATATCCAGACAAAGCCGATCTGGAGTTTGCTGGATTAGATAAGAACGTCGAAAAGTTTTATGAGATTGGTGAACGATTGTACCGACCTATTGCGATTACTGAGAAGCATCTCACTTGGTCGATTCTTTGTCGTCCAGTATCAGGACAGAGGTAATAATGAAAAAGAAAATGAAACCCAAAGCTGGATCAAAGGGAGCAGTAAAATTCATCAGGAAGAATGGTCGAATCATTCCAATCACTGTTAAATCCAGTAAGAACTCAACCGCTATTAAAAAAGGTAAATCCATCAAGATCGAAAAGAATAGTGATATTGATAGGGCCGATAAAAACTATAAAAGCAAAAGAGGAAAAGCTACCGCAGCCGGTGGAGCAGTAGCTGGTGGGGCCGCACTAAGACACGTTAGTCATGGAACTAAGGGAACTCTCAAGAAATCGAAAGCTGGAAAGAGACTCAAATACTTAGGGAAGATGGCTAAAACATCAAGAGGAAAAAGTGGACTAATATTCGCCGGAGCCGCTGCTGTTGGTGGAGCTGCTCTTGGAAGAATGTTTGGATCTCAATATGCCAAAGCTTCTGAAGGAGCAAAACTAGAAAAGAAATATGGGAAAAAACCAACCATAGCCATTTTAAAAAAAGCATCAAAAGCAAATAAAACAGGATTCTAAGGGGGAACTATGAATAAAAAAGTAGGTGGAAAAAAGGCGTTGAACAACTTGGAAATAGTTAGTCATCCACAAAACAACAATGCTGGAAGTGCCAGAAATGGAAAGGCTCGTCCTTGTAATCCAGGCCACAAGCCAAAGGATTCAACGGCGGCGGTCCCTGGTAAATAATGAGTACAAAGACGGTTCGACTTGAAGACTTTGCCAAAACCCTAGAGGTGGATGGAAAGCAGAGACAGGAAGATTTCAGGAAAGCGGTTGTTCGTGGAACTATGAGATCCATTCCTCAACTTGTGGAGAAATCCCCTGTCGATACCGGATTATATGCTGCCTCGTGGAGATTCGAGGAAAAAGAGTGGGGAGCTATTATTGGAAACTTTGCTCCCCATGCTGCAATCATAGAGGACGGAGCTCGGCCATTCACGCCACCAATGGGACCTCTACTTGCCTGGGCGAAAAGGGTTTTAAAAGATCCTAGCACCCCACCTAACTACTCAAGTGCAGTCTGGGGTCTTGCCAAAGGAACTCAGTTAAAAATTCAAAAGTATGGGATGAAACCAAAGCACATTCTGCAGAATCACATCCCAGAGATTTTGGAGAACATTAAAATGGAATACGAGAGGCTTGTAAAATGAGCGATGAAAGAGCTGTGAACGCAGTACAGAAAGCCATTATTAAGCATCTGGAGGATGAGTTTCCAGGTATTGAATCCGTTATTGATGGTTTTCCGAATCCTAATGAAGAACTAGAATATCCAGCCGCATCTGTAATGATGAAAGATCCGATCATGGATCTGGCGATTAATGAATACACCATATCAAAATCCTCGGTCACAGCACCAACAACAGGACAAACAGGAACTAAGTCCAAGATCTTGAGGGTTTATGGTGAATACACTTTAGAAATGCAAATAGATTTGTGGGCTAAGTATAAGCCTCAACTAAGAACTCTTATGGAAGATTTCGCTCGACTATTTAATCCCTCGATTGGAAGGACAGGGATCTCTGTGCAACTCGAAGAGTATCACGAGGAATATGTCACCTTTACTTTAGAAAGGTTTAGGATTGTTGAGGGAGATGCTGAATCTCAAAGAAATGAGTGGAGAGCAGTGGCTACTGTTTCGGCTGGATGTCGAGCGATTAAGGAGCACCTAGAATATCTCATGCACACAGTCGAGAACAATATAGAAACACCAGATGAAATCGAAGGCGAGGATGACCCAAGCTATTTCGGTATTATCTAAAGCAAGGAGATTTATATGCCTGGAATTTTTCGGTCTACAGATCCTACAGTTTGGGATGACATAGATGGAATTTATATCAATGAGGTGACTCCCCCTCCTAGTGTAGTGGGAGCCGCCGCAAACGTAGCCATTTTGGTTGGACAAACTGAGCGAGGCCTACCAGCCTTGACTGAGCTTGCCGGAACCCAAGATTTCTACGAGCGATTTGGTAGAAATTCAACATTCGGAGCTCACACAGCTCTATTAAACAAAAAAATGGGACGGATTAAGTTGCTTCGAGTAGTTGCTTCTGATGCCGTTACTGCTTCTAAAACTTTCGACTCAAAGCTGACCTTTACGGCCAAGCAAGGAGCTGGGATTTATGGAAACAGTCTTCAAGTAAAAATCGAGGAAGCTTCAAGCTCTCGTCAGGAAGTTCATACAATCGCTTGTGTGGCTGATAGTTCTGATAATCTTGATGGAACTTACTTTATCATTCCTGATGAAGTTGGAACAGTGGCCTTTTGGATTGATACCGATAACAGTGGAACAACAGTTCCCGCTCATGGTGCCGATCGTGCTGTTGAAATCACAACCATTGGAACTGATGATGCTGATACAGTAGTGGCGACGAAAGTGGCCGCAGCTATTCAAGCGGATTCCAAGTTCACTGCAAGTGCTGCAAGTGCAACAGTGACAGCGACATTGGTAGCCTACGGGCCAACAGATGATGCTCTTGGTTCTGGAACTGCTGGTTTCACATTAACTCGCACAGTTCTAGGCGTTAATACTGGGAGGAAGTACACCATTAGAGATAATGGAGCAAGCGCACAACTTACAGAAGAAGTTTTCGATGATGTGTTAATCGCTGCGATCACTGCACTCACTTTTTCAGGTTCAATTATGGCAAGTGTTGTTGTTGATTCAGCAAGTGCAGAGCCAGCACTTCAGGCTTTCACAGCTTTGGAAAATGGAGCAGAGGGAACTGTGGCAGACACAGATTATGAAACAGCAATCGCTTTGGCGGCTGTCGAGAAGTCTGGGAATGTGATCTTTTTAGATGCTTACACTGATGCAAGAAACGTCTATCTCAAAACCCATGTGGCGGCGACGACTGACAAAATTGCAGTTCTTGGTGGTAGTTCAACTCAGACTTTTGCTGAGTGGCTCGCGGATCTTGACAACTATCGGGATACTGATGGTCGAATGGTCTACCCTTTTGGTTGGGTTGAGACTCTCATTAGTGGGGTTCTAACGTACACAAGTCCTACAGCATGGTTGGCTTCAATCTTTTCTCAGACAACTCCTTATAAGAGCCTGAGCGCGGTTGAGAACGCTTCAATGTTGGCGGCTGTTACGTCTTTAAAGAATCCACTTACTAGAGCGCAGCAAGTTCAAGCAGATGCGGCTGGTGGTCTAACTCTTGAGTTTGATGAAGACTTTGGATACTTGGTGAAAAATGCTGTGGTCACACAGATTGCCAATAGCCAAAAGGTGACAGTTCTTCGTCGAAGAATGACGGATTTCTTAACTTCTAGTGTCGGAACTTATCTTAAGAATTACTCAAACGCTGTGAACTCTGTAGAGAATAGAGTAGCGGTTAAGGGTGCGATCTTGGATTTTGTTAATCGACTGGAAGTGGATGGAATCTTGCCAAAAGATTCAGATGTCCAAGGTGGAACGGCTAAATTGGTGGATGTCGAGTCCTTGAACACCAACAGCTCAATCGGTCAGGGATTCTTTAAAATATCTTGGAAACAAAGAATTTACAGCTCAATGAGGTACATCGTGCTTTCGGTTGAAGTTGGAACTTCTGTAGTTGTAACCGAGCAAAGCGCGTAAGGGGGATTTATGTCAGCAAGTTTAAGAGGCCATCAGGGTCAATTTAAAGTTTATGAAAATGGTCAACCTGTGGAGCCCATTCCACTAACGAGTGTTGATATTAATCAAGACTCTTCCTTTTCCAAAACCTTCTATGTAGGGAATGGTATTCCAGAAGGGGATCAGGTTATTGAGGGCTTTTCGGGAACACTAGAAATGGAAGTTAAGGACGACAAGGTGGAGAGATTCATTGATGCCTTAATCACAAACAACCTCAACGGGATTGGGGTGAGTGATTATTCAATGATCTCAACTGAGCAGTATGCCAATGGGCAAAATGCTTCTTATGTTTATTATGATTGCCAGTTTAGGCTCTCAAAAAGACAGGGCGGTTCAAGAGACAAGATGACAAAGCGTCTTGATTTCCAATGTAGCGGAAGACAACGATTGTAATTTAACAATTTAAACGGGAGACAATATGTCTGGAAAAAATAGGAATAATCAAAATGCTGGGAGTGGTAACAACAACCAGCAAGAACAACAAGAAGTTCATAGCGTAGTTTTGAACAATGGTGCGGAGAATGAGAAAACAGTATTTCTTCGCAAAATGAAGATTTCTTTTAAAGGGATGGCTATGAAAGCGGCCCTTTCGAGATCTAACAATGACCGAAATCATGCTATGGCGATTTTTGATGAAGAAATTATGAAACTTTTACTTGTTTCTATTGATAGCAAGGAAGTATCAGCTTCGCAAAAAGAAGACTTAGATAGTCTTTTCGAGCCTGCTGAGTTCTGGAAACTTCTTGAAGTTCTCAGCCAGATTACAGGAATGGATACAGAAGGGGATACAGCCCCCCTGGTGAAGATCGCCTTTACTGGGAAACGATAGTTTGGATCTGTCGATATACGAGTCTCCGTCCGAAAGATATTCACGCGATGGAGCCTTGGCAGTTTAAAACTGTCATCGACAAGCTCAATGAGATTCTTGAAGAAGAATCAGGGGGAGATGAATGAGCGCACCTTTAGCATATAAGGTTTTAACGGAGTTTAGGTTTGAGATCGGTAGTGCCGTGACCAACACCAGAACTCTCGCCGGAGAGGTCAACAAGATCTCGGATGCTGCTGGTAATGCTCAACAAGCTCTTACTGGTGTGGGAGTCTCACTCGTTCAAAGTTTTGGCGTAGGTTACTTGACTGTAGGTGGAACAATTTTTAAGGCTTTTATGGCCTCAGAGAAGTTTTACCAATCTCAGTTAAAGTTATCCAACATCTTCTTATCAAAAAAGTTCTTTGAAGGTCCACAGGCTTTCCAACAATCCATGCACGCATCTGCTGACGCTTTGGAGAGAATGAAAAATACTGCAAGGCAGTTTTCTCTTCCAGCAGGAGCTCTTGCCGGATTGTCGAGTTCTGTGGGCGCGGCTTTAACATCGGGGGGTCTTGATGATTCCTCTTTGACTAAGTCAATCGACCTTTCAAGAGCATTTTTGAAATCAGCACCAGTATTGATTCCAGGGCAGGACCCAATGGCATCACAAGGCCAGCTTATGAACTTAGTTTCTGGGCGAGCCGATATTGGTGGAACACTTGTCCAAAGATTAATGGATGAGACAGGGGCCATGAAGCCCTTTTCAGGAAGAGGTGGGGCTGGAAAGTTCAACGCTCTCGAACCTTCAAAACGACTTGATGTTTTGACCAAATCACTGGATCAGTTCTCCAAACAGGTTGAGGTGAACACTGCCATTGCTGGGTCATTTTCAGGTCAAATGCAAAGGATGAGAGACAACCTCTTCAGTATGTTTTCAATTTTCCGAAAGATCGGAGATGCGATTCGCGTTCCACTTACTGATATTCTTTTGAATATTAATAACTGGCTGGAAACTCATGGCGAGAAGATAGCTAACAACATGGCTGAGATGCTTGAGAGAATCCTCAAGGACCCCATCAAGCTATTTGTAAACCTTGAGACTCTAAAAGGTATGGGTGGGGATTTCAGTGCAGCAGGGGCTTTTATAAAGACTCTGGCGCATCTTGAATTTGCTGGCTTTGCTGCTGGAGCTCTTGGTGGAGCTGGATTACTGGGCGGGTTTTCGGTAATGGCTTCAAAACTTGGGAAAAGTATTCATAAGATTGTCGCGTGGTTCATACCACTTGGGAAAATGGCTTCTGGTGGGATGATTTCTCACATAGGAAAGCTATTCATGGCCGTTGGTCGTCTTTTTGGGTTCCTTTTCTTTATGCTTCAAACTCTGACAATGGCAGGAGCCAAGGCTGGAGTTCACAACAAATTATGGATGGCTGAAAATGCCTCCAAGGTTTCTGAGGTAATGGTCAAAATGGGTAAAGCTTTCTCAGCTCTACTCTATCCAATTACTGCAGGAATGGACGCTTTGGCTGAAGTGATCTCATGGTTCTTTCGATTAGATTTCACCGGTGGAATCTTGATAACTGTGTTTAGTGCTTTAGCTTCAGTGATGGAGTTTTTAGGAAAAGCAGTCTTAAGGATCTTTGGGTTCATTCAGGGTGTGGTGGATATGCTCACTCAGATCCCTTTAAATCTTGGGAGCTTCTTCTCTGGTGATATTGGCTTTGGGGATATGCTCGGTCAAATGGGTGACACCTTCATGCGAGGTTTTGACCATCATTATAACAAAATTTATGGTGATGAAAATCAGGTTCCATTCGCACCAGGAAAAGGCAAGACCTCAAAAAACACGACCTATATGAATGTGAATATGTATAACGAGTTTAAGGAGCAAATGGAGCCAGATAGGATTGCTTTTACACTCCAAGAACAACTTTTCAAGGCGGCTACTAACCCTAGAGGGACCAAACGTCGATCATTTCAGAGAGGATCATTGAAAAAATAGGGAGGGTCTTTGGGAATATTGAACGATACTCTAGCCACAGGACTCAATAGCCTTGGAGTTAATACCTCCAAAGTTGTGAATGTTCCTGAATACGTTGGTGGAGATTTCCCTGACGGGCTTGTAATCACTCAAATAATTAATAACAAAGAAGAAGAGGATCGGGATGGCGTACCAGTCAACTTAGTTCTAAGAGGAACTTTTGCTCCTCATCAACCATGGGAATGGGGTGGAGAGCAGCAGATCGTCAAGGAATACTATTCAGGAAACGATCTCCCTTCAGTTCAGGTCTTGGGACCTCGTGAATCTGACATCCCCATTAAAGGGACTCTCAAATCCAAATTCTTCAAACAACAGGATTCTCAAAATCTCAGGCTGGCTGCAGAAGCCTATCAGCAACAACTGGATCTCCTGAGAAAAAGAGGAAATTTGATCAAAATTGAGCTGGGTGAATGGCAACGATATGGCTATATCAAACAGACTTCATTCAAAATGAGAACCAGAGCTGACATTGATTATGAACTGGATTTCATGGTGATCTCTGAAGAAAAGCCAGATTTCTCTAAATTCACTGAGCGATCAGATGATGATTTAAAAGCTCCAAATAAGGCTCTAATAGATGCTGCAGCTTCTAAGCTTTCAGCATCAAGAACCTTCCCCACTAAGATGACTCAATCGGTGGCTGATCTATTGAATGACCAGATCTCTGCTGTGGCTGATTCGATTGCCATTGTGACTGATTTCGTGAATGGGATTCTCACAGATGCCGAGCAACTTGAAGCGGCTGCTTCCAGAGCTGTTGGATTGATCCGATATGCCAGATCTCAAATAGCTACTGCTTCCAGAAGGATTGGGGCCATTTCTTACTCTGTTTCAAACCTTGGAGCAACTGCAGCCACAGAGGCTCAGAAGTCGGTGGCGAGCATTGAGAGCTTGAACCATATTGGTCAAACAAGGCTGACTTTCACCTCACTGGCTCAAAGATTGGCAGCCATGCAGCAGAAATTCGCAGCCTTGGCTTTCACATTGCCACTTGAAAGGTATCTGGTCCGAGAAAACGATACTCTCCAGAAAATCTCAATCAGGTACTACAACACCACTGACAACTGGACTGTTATTTATGACCACAATGATCTCGCTACAAGTGAGCTCACCAAGGGACAGATCCTAGAAATTCCGAGGCTCTGATGGGAATATTTTATCCCCAGGCGGCTGTCACAATGAAACTAAGGCTAGAGGACTATGTTAGGGACTCCAACTCACTGGAGTTCTATGAGTTCACAGTTCTAGCCAAATCAGTCACTGTCACAACAAATTCCTATTTTGAAGCTGATACTTTTGAGTGTTCGATTGAATATAAGAACTTCCCTTTTGATCCCAGAGCGATTCGAGCTTGTGGGGTCACGATCCACGTTGAGGATATGAAAAAGCTATATGGTGAGGATGGGAAAAGGGTTGAAATTGTACCAAATAAAGCAAATACCATATTTCAGGGCTTTGCTGATGATGACTCAATCAAGTTTGATGACTCAAGTCGGACAGTAGTTTTGGAAGGTAGAGATTTCACATCTCTTCTCATTGATGCTCCCTATTTAAAGGGGAATTATCCAGTCACTCAAAAGGTTGATGTAGCTATCCAGAGCTTGCTTTCAGAGCTCCCAGCTACCGCCCAGCTTCGCGTAGATAATCGGGTTGGGGATTTGCCTACACTGAGTAAATTCTGGGATGACAAGCAACCTGGATCTGGAAGAAAGAATGTCAGAAAAGATCAATCCTATTGGGATCTGATTCAGTCGATCATTGCTGATGCTGGTTTAATTGCCTACATTGAGCTCGACAAGTTGGTGATCTCAAAGCCAAGGATTCTCTACGATAAATCAAACGCCAAAGTCTTTATTTATGGTCACAATATCAAATCACTCAAATTCAAGAGAAAGCTTGGTCGTCGTAAATCTTTCAATCTCCGATTAACTGCTTTCTCCTTTAAAAATAAGCTTCCAATATCGGCCAAAATACCTGAACAGGCCACTTCAGAATGGCTGGAGAGAAACAGCTATCTAGCAAAGCCAATAAAAGAGCTCAAGTTCGATACTGAGGGAAAGCCCATTGATGACAATAATCAAAGGCCAGCTCCTTATATTTCATTCAGGATTCCAAATGTGGCCGATCAAAAGCAACTGATCGCCATGGGTGAGGAATTGTTTGAGGAAATTGCAAGGCAGGAGATAGAAGGGGACTTCACAACTAGAGAAATGAGCATCTATTATCAGGAGCTCAGTAAAGATGGCTTCCCAAATTCTAAAAGCCAAGTTCAGACTTTTGATGTTTTAAGTCTAAGAGCCGGAACTCCTGTGGCAATAGTTTTGGATGATAAGGATCTAAAGAAAGCCACTAAGATCGAAAACAAGAAACAGAGAGAGGCCTATCTAACAGCTAGAGGCTATATTCCAGCTATTGCTGCAGCTCTGGCTGATTCTTTGGGGAAATATTCAAATGTTTTTTACACAAAAGGTTATCGACTCAGAGTGGATGCTCAAGACGGAGTGACCTTTGATGTGAACTTCCTCAATTACATAGATGTGGATGAAAAATTTGCGGAGTTTGCCAAATGATAGATATGGAAGGCTGGAAACAGGTACTCGATCAGGATGACGTTCACATCACTATTGGGCAGATCACAAAGCTGCTGATGGCTGATGATCGTTCAGTTCTTAGGGTTCAAGTGGCTATGTTTCCAGAAATGGAAAGAGAGTTTATTTGCAGGATGAGCTGGGAAGCTGTGGGACCTGAAGCTGGATTCTTCCAATTTCCCAACACTGGTGATCTGGTTATCATTGGGATTCCAGACGCTGATGAATCCATCCCTTTTGTGATCTCAAGACTGACTTCAAAAGAAGACCAGATCCCACTTAATGCGGTTGATGGTCATTCTGTTTTAAAGGCTATGGCTGGAAAGAAGATGTTTGTCACTTCAGACACCAAGATCCTTCTATCAAAAGCCGACGCTGATCCAACAGAGAATCTGGTCCTGGGACAAGTCCTAAAGACCTTTCTTTCTGACTGCTTAACTTTGCTAATTTCTCACACTCACATATCAAGCCAACCAGGATTCTCAACAAGCCCACCGGAGAACGCCTCCGACTTCAGTGATCTAAAATCTGATCCTGTCGATAATGAAGGAATATTGAGCGATCTTGCTTTCACAGAGAAGGGGGACTGATGCCATTATCAAATGCGGGAATGGCCGCTGCAATTAAAGCAAAGTTATTAACTGGAAAAGGTGAGGCTGCTCAAGACGACGCTGAACTAGACATCCTTTGCGATGCCATTGGTGCTGCAGTCGTTGAATATATTGTCGCAAATGCTGTGGTCCCTATTGGAATTGCTGTGGCGACAACAGGATCAGCATCAGCTCAAACAGGAGCTACCACCTCTACAGGGAGCATCACTTAATGGCTAGTATTATAGAAGTATTCAAAAGAGATTTAGCCTTTGTGGGGGATTTCATCAAGACCCCAACTGGTGACATCGACACAGTGACAGGTTTGAGAAATTTCAAAGATGCTCTTTTTCGTCGATTAATCACAACACCAGGAAGCTTGGTTCATCGCCCTGGTTATGGAGTGGGGGTGAAATCATACAAGAATAGTATCAACAGCCTTGCGAAAAGAGAGAAGTTGGCGAGAACAATAAAGCAACAATTTGAACAAGACCCCAGAACTGTTGAGGTTGTTTCCATAGGTTTTACTTTTGATGACTATAAGCCGGAAACGATCAAGGTCCATACAACTGTGGAGGCTGTAGGTTATGGGAAAGTCGATATTGAATTTAGTCCGTTTGGAGGATTGTAATGGCATTAAAAAGTCAATCAGAGCTCTTACAGCTCTTCATAGACGAGCTTCAAGCGAGAGATCCGAGCCTGACCGACGACAACGAGGGCTCAAAACTCGACGTATTGGGGGGAGCCTTCTCGGTAGCTGTGGCAGAGAGCCAGAGAACATCAATCGAAGAGTTCAAAAAAACCTACATAGATACATCCGAAGGTGACAACCTTGAATTTCTTTTGGTGGATCACTTTGGAACTGCCTTTGCTAGAACAGCGGCAGTCGAATCAACTGGAACAGTAACTTTCTCAAGGGCCAATACTGCAGAGGGGAACGTAACAATCCCCGTTGGAACTATCATATCCACAGAACAAAATGCTGCTGGTAACTCGACACGATTCGAGGTGATTTCAGAGGTCATTTTAACAGGGACCACAATAGATGCCTCAGTGAAAGCCATTATTGCTGGAACTGCTGGAAACGTGAACGCTTCAACTGTCATTGTTTTAGAAAGTTCTCTCACCGATTCCTCAGTAGTGGTGACAAATGCCACTGCTTTTGGAAGTGGAACAGAGACTCTCACCGATGCTCAATATAGACAATTTGCAAGAAACCTTCTTTTATCACTTCGAGGGGCAACTCTGGATGCCATCGTGGCAACAGCTTTGACTGTGCCTGGAGTGACTACTGTCACAGGAATTGAGTTCTCTCAATATGTGAAGGAATGGAATATTTCTACAGATGCAGCGGTTGGAGATTATTTCAAAATATCTCGTGTGAAGCTCTACATTGCCGATGTTAATGGTGCAGCAAGCGCCGGCCTTTTGGCACTTGTTGAGACAGCCATCGAGCCTGTCAGAGCTGCTGGTGTGAATATTGAGGTTCTGGCTGCAATCGCAGTGAATCTTAGTTGGACTTCAGCAATTACTTTAAATCCTGCGGGTCCTAATTATGGGACTTTTGTTTCTAATCCACAGGCCATTCTCGATACCATGCAGCTATATCTTCAAGGTTTAGCGATTGGAACTGATTTTGATAAGTCGGTGGCTGATGCTTACCTTCTAAGCCTTTGGGGTGGATCTGGAACTGGTGATCTCACAGCTTTTGCGACTACAATTCCGGTTGGTGATGTGGCAGCGGCAGCGAATGAGAAAATAATCCCAGGAACAATGGCGGTTGTGTAATGGCTCTCACTCAATCTAATTGGTACGACAGACTCAAAGCATGGGTTCCTGGTTGGATGTTCGAGGGAGATGATGACGTTGTTTCTGATGCTGTTTTTTATGCAATGGCTAAACTTATTTCCACTATGGATGAGGAAAGAGCAGAGCTTTTGCTTTTCACTTTCATTGATTCCTCAACGACTCCATATTTGGAGCTCCTGGGGGATGAGAGATCTGTTGATCGCTTAAATGGGGAGTCAGATGCTCTTTACCGTCAGAGAATTAAAACTAGAAATATAAGCTCAAAATGTTCTTATCCTGAGATTGATGCGATTGCTCAAGATGCAATGACTGTGACTGTTGTTGTGAAGGAAGACCAAAAGTGGGGCTTATTTTGTGATGCTGGTTCCTACTGTAATCGTGGGGATATTGTCTTCACTTGCATTCAGAATGGAGGCTTTTCAGTTATTATTGACCAGTTTTCTGATTCTGATGAAGTCACAGCAATGATCGAATCTATACAAAGAAACAAAGCCTTTGGCGTTTTATACCGAGTCGTCGAAAGGTACAAGGTTGAAAACTTTCTTCTAACTGAAGAGGGTGATGAGTTAATAACAGAAGAGGGTGATCTTCTCATTGGTGGTTAATATGAATAAAATTATTTTTGTTTTACTTATGACTTTAGCTTTAACTAGCGAGATTTCTTTTGGAGCACAGAAGAAAATAAGTGATCTTGATGCGATTGCTAATTCTCAGATTGCAACAAGTGATCTGATAACTGTAGTTGATATTGATGGCACGATTAAGGCTAAGAAAATGACTTTCTCTGAACTTGATCTTAGATGGCTTGCATCCCCTTTTTCTACGGCTACATCTACTACTGGAATACTTTTTGATAATGAAGCTTATGCAGAGTTTCAAGAGTCTACTGCTAGCGGTGACAACTATGTAAGGATTAAAGCTCTTGCGACTCTAGGTGGAGATTATACTTTAACTTTACCCCCTGATGATGGTACTTCAGGTCAAAAATTGACCACTGATGGATCTGGAGTTCTTACTTGGGAAACTGTAGTCGCTGGGTTTTCTGGCGGAGATTTCTTTGATGAGTACACAGCTAAAACAGCAAACTATACAGTTCTTGATACTGATTATGTTCTTATGGGTGA